ATAGAAGCTATCATTTTGTTAGATGTTAAACCATTTACAGGAACAACTTTAATACCATCAAAAAACTGTACATCAATGTCTTGGTTGTTTCCTTGTGCCATATATCCATTAGCTCCTTGTCCGTTTGCTTGGAAACCTCCTAAAGCTCTTTTGTAAGCTCTATAAACGTTGTTCGCAACGTAAATATAAAGTCCTTCGTCTTGTAATAATTGCTCTGGAATTGCTTCAATCACAGATCCTAATTCTGCAACAACATTTGCTGGTGTTATTGCTTGTCCTGTAATCTTTTTTGATCCAGTATGAGCAGCATCAGCAGCTAATAAAGTTGTAAAACCATCAAAAGAACCAGCTCCAGCAGTACCACCCCAAATTGAATTCTCAGTAGCTTGTGCTATTTTAGCAGATGTTTTTCCGATAATGAAATCAGATAATTTTGCTGGGAAGTTATCGTGTGCAGATGCACCCATTGAACCAGCTTCGAACGTACTTCTAAAAGTAGTCTTACAAAGTTTGACATTTACTTGTAATGCTTTAGGTTCGATAGTTCTTTCTGTCCAAGTTAAAGTACCTGTATCAGCAAAATCACAAGAAGCATCGGCAACTAGTCCGTCTAATTCTAATCTTGTTAAAGTTTCCTTGTACTTTACGTTTGGTTTAATTTCAATTAATCCGTTTGCTAAAGTGTTTCCACTTAGAAGCATTGCAGATACATAATCAGATGCAAATTCTCCTACATATGAGGAACTAATACTTGTTGATGTAGCCATTGTTATTTATTATTTATTTTATTAAAGATTCTTGATTGTATTGTATTTCTTCCTTTTTGAGCAAATAGATTTAAATTTTTCTTCTCTGTTGCTCTCTCTGGATTGTGAGATATTCCTTCTACTTCTGGTTGAGCAGATAACTCTACTTTTTCTTCAACCTTAGATAGTTTAAGTTCGTTTATTTCGCTTCGTAGCTTTTCAATTTCTGAGAAGAACATTTCTTCTGAGATTGATTTAACTATTTTTTTAGGAGTAGCTTCTTCCGTTGCTAACTCTTCTTCTTCAACTACTTCTTCAGTTGCTGGTGCTTCTTCTTCTTCTGCTCCAGCTTCTTTGATCTCTGCAATTACTCCTTCTTGAGCAACTACAATAGTTTTACCTTCTGCTTCGTACTCTCCAACTGGTACTGGTACTCGCTCATCTTCTGCGACTACAAATATTTCAGCTCCAGCTTCAAATACTTCAGCTTCTAATACAGCTCCATTTTCCAATGTCATTTGCTCTAGCTTCACTTGTATTCCAAGTAAAACTCTTGCTTTGTTTAGTAATGTTCTTTCTGTGTTCATATATTTATTTTATTTTTTTAAATCTATTTGGTATTGATTTCCAATCAGAAACAGCTTTTAATAATTCTTTTGAATTATCTTTAAAACCTTTTATATTTGCTCCGTATTTTCTTAATTCATCGTTAGCATCGTCAAAATCATTTAAGGCTTTAAAACCTTCCCTTTTTATTATATTGTAAAATTTATCTACATCATCTAAAACATCATTATATGCCTTTTCTGAATTTTTATACTTTTCAAAAGCAGATTCAGCTTCTTTATAATATTTTTCAGCTGTTTTAATTCCAGAGCTAACATCTCTAGCGTTTGCAGCATATCCATTAACTGTGTTAGATAATCTTTCTGCTTCTTTTTGCTTTTCTTTTATAGCATCCTCAATTGAAGCCAACTCAACTTTTTGTGTAGATAACTCAACTTTCTCTGCTTGTGCTAGTTTTTTAAAAACTCTATTCTCTGTGTTCATATATATATAATTAAAATTGCTTATTATTTTGTGTTTTCAAATTGAAATTTATTCAGATGTTTGCTCTGTACTACCTATTCCTTGCCTCCAGATTTCTCTATCTTTGCATCTATTACAGTCACATTCTTCAATGGTGTAGGTGTTTTTGCAATAGCAATAAACTGCTCTTGTCATCTTAATAATTTTTTTAGTTCTTCTAATTTATTTTCGTCTGCTGATAAATTTTCTTCTATTTTTTCTTTAGGTCTTTCTAATTTGTCAGCGAAATATCCTTCTATAGAAAATCCTTTTACTTTACCAGTCTTTACATAATCATTCCATACATCTTCATTCTCTACTTTTACAGAACCCATCCATGTGCCTACAGGAACATCCAAACCATACAAAGCAGTTTTATCTTGTTCTTTATTTTCTACAATCCAACTTTCTACCAGTGTTAATCCTTTCAATTCTGCATCATGCTCTAGTGTTGCTTCTGATTGGTTTCCATTTTGTAGGTATAATTGAGAAGCCTTTGCTACTGTCTTTTCTGAGAAGAAAATATAGTATTCATCATCACCTGACTTTCTGTAAATAGGTTTCTTTGGTATCAATAAAGCACCCATTAAAAGCCTTTTCTCTTTGCTTATCTCAGCAAGTTTTATCTCTTGGTTGTTTAGTGCTATAAAATCTGACTCAATAGCTGGGTTTTCAACTACAGAAATAGCTTCTACACCTATTGCCTCATCATCATCTAAAATTAATTCTATAATTCTCATATCTATATAATGATTTATTTAATGTGTTTTGTATTTTTATGTTCCACTTTCTGTAATAATATTTCTATCTAACGCTTGAGCAGTTGATACATCTGAAGCCACTACATACGCTCTTGATGGTTGCTTAGACTGACCACCTATTGCATCTGCTAACTGATTTGTATCACTTGCCCCAACTACATTAAATGCTGGAGGAACAGATGCACCACCACCACCACCATTAGATGGAATGCTTTGTGGACTTACTGTTTTAGCGTTACCTTTTATGGATTGAATACTCTTTGTGGCACTTGCAATAGTAGAACCAATAGATAGAGCTGCTTTTACTGTGTTTATTCCTACAAATGGCATCCCCCCAGTTAAAGGAGAAGCTGCTACTGCTTTTGCGTTTGCGACACCTGTGCTTGATACAGTTTCTGATATAGACTTTACAGAACTTCTAACTACATCAGCAATTGCTAAAGCCTTTCCAACTTTTTCCAGTTTCTTACCTCCTATACTAACTATGTTTTGTAAGTCACTATATCCCTTTCGATACTGCTCCTCTTTAAAATCTTTTTGCTCTTTTGCAATTCTGTTAGATTCGTCTGTATTTTTTTGTTTAGTCTCTATATCTTCAGCATCAAAACCATCATTTATCTCTTTTAACCTAGTTTTATAATCTGTTTGTAAAGCAAGTAAACGCTCTTTCTTTTCTGCATCATCTGTAACCTCTCTTTCTATTAGCTCTTTGTTTAAATCATACTCTTGTTGTAGCTCTAACCTTTCTTTGTCTCTTTCAGATTTACCAAATAAAGAGATTTCATTCATTATCTCTTTCTGCTCTTTTAATAAAGAGTTTGTGTTGGTTTGTTGTTCACTTCTAAATCCAGTTATCTGTGCCTCAATTCCAGCCTGTTCATTTAATGCTTCTTGATATGCTTTCTGTAGTTCAATGCTATCTTTGTTTTTAGATAATTCAGCAGCAGCAGCATCAACAGCAATCTGTGCATTTTTTTTCATTGCTACTTCTTGCTCGTCTAATACCAAAGCAAGTTCTTCATTCGCTTTTATTCTTTCTTCTATACTTTTGCTGTCATCATCTCTTATCTGTCTTAATTGCTCTGCTTGTCTATCATACTGCTCTATCAATCCTTGATTTAAAACAGATGCTAATTCAGCAGACTTTTTTAATTCTGTAATGGCTTTTGCAGACTCTAAAGCACTTTTTACATTTACCTCTCCTAATTCTTTTGCTACAATTTTTCCAGCATCTCCAACCTCAGTTACTGCCTCTCCAAAATTATCTACAATATCTTTTCCAGCATTTAAAGCTGCCTTTCCTACATCTAAAAGATTTGTTCTTGTTTCTGTTATTGATAAATTTAATAGCTTTATTGTCTCCTCATCTTTACCTCCTAAAAAACTATTCTCCCAAGCTAACATTGCTTCTTGTACTGCTAACTTTATTCCGTAGAAAGTTAATTTAAGAGGAGTTAATCCAATTGTAACAACTCCAGAAATAACTTTACCTAGTGCATCAAATTGGTCTGTTGTCTGTGTAAGTGCATCATAAATATCTGTAACCGCTGTTGTAACTTGACTGACCATCTGACCAGCAAACTCAAAAGCTGTAGTAAATAGATCAACAACTTTTTGGTTTTGAGAAAACAAATCTTTTAAAGTATCTAAAGAAGAAATAATTAACCCAAGTCCAAGAGCCTTTAATCCTGTACCTAATCCTTTTACTCCTTTTGTAACTGTCTTAGTAACTTTTTGAATACCATTTAAAGACTCTGCTGTTTTTTTATTAGAGCTTACAACCTCCTTGTTTAAGTCTGATACACTCTTAGCAACATTATCAATTCCTTTTAAGGCTTTGTTTGTTTTTGCTTCTAGTTCAACAATTATTTTTTCCATTGCATTTCTTGCTTTTGTCTTGTAAATATTTCTTTAAAACTATCTGGAAATTTATTTTTTCCTTTTGCTATTTGTACTATCTCAGACTTGCAGTCTGTATCTCTTAATAATTCTAATATCTC